ACCACCATATTTAACAATATTATTATTTATAGAATTATTTAATTCATTTTCAATATTTTTAAAATCATCACTAACTATTTTTAATTCATTATATAATTTATTTGTATTATAACCTTTTTGTTTTAACTTATTAACTGTATTTAATAATAATTCATTTATATTATCATTATATTTAATTGTATTCAAAGATTGTTTATAATCATTATTATCACCACCAGCTAATGCTAAAGCAGTCATAATTAAATCTGTTGCTCCTTCTGCTTTTAAACCTCTTTCAACATATAATGGAATATTTGTAGATGAAACTTTTGGTGTAGCATTTGCTTGTTTTTTTAATTCATCTATAACTTCTATTGATGGTTTTTTTTTTTGAATTTTATTTCTTTTCTCATACATTTTAAGAGGTTTTTTTATATTTTCTAATTCAGTTGTTTTATATTTAGGATTATTAGACATTTAATAAATATAATTATTATTTTTTTATAAATTTATATTATAATATGGAAAGTTTTAAAGTTTTATTATTGATTTTAATTTTAGTTGCTTTATATTTAAATAATCAAGAGAAAAAAAATAAAAAAGAAGGATATGTAAAATTAGAAGATGAAATAATTATAATGATATTTGTTGCTGATTGGTGTCCTGCTTGTAAGAATTATAAGGAAAATGAACATGATAAAATTAAAAATGAATTATTAAAAGAAAATAAAAATATTAAGTTTAAATTTATTGAAAATAGTGAAGATAATGATAAATTATTTCAAGAAAATGAAATTAAATATTTACCAAGCTTAATTGTTGATAAAAATGGTAAAAAAGAAAAATTAGATAAAATGATTACAACAAATAATATTAAAGAATTGTTTTGAAAAATATTTGAAAAAAATAATTAAAAAATAAATTTAAATATCTATTTATACAATGAGTGAATTTTTTGTAGATAATTCCAATGTATTTGAAGATTATTATGAAATTTTAAATGTGGAAAGTGATGCTACAATTGAAGATATTGGTAAAAATTATAGAAGTATGGCAAGAAAACATCATCCAGACCACGGTGGTAATATTGATATGTTTGAATTACTATCAAGAGCTTATGAATGTTTATCAGATGATACTTTAAGAAAAAGATATGATTTAGAATATTTAAATAATAAAAATGAAGATAATAAAAACGAACATATGATGGATTATTTTAAAAGTGGTTTTGATAAATTTAAAATGGAAAATACAAAACCATTAAATGAAGATGAGATTAATAAATTATATGATAATGTTTTTGATAAACAAGAAAAAGATGAAGCTTTAAATGAGGATAATATGAAAAATAAAATAAAGGATATTGAAGCAGAAAGAAATATGTATGATATTGAAGATACTGATGATTATTTTAGTAATATGGTTAAAGAAAATGAAAATATTACGGTAAATGATATTTTTGAATTTATGAAAAGTAGAAATAATGAAACACAATTAACTGAAAGACCAATGATGACATATGATTTAATGGAAAATAGTAATTTAGGGTACAGTTTATTTGATAATAATAGTTCATCTGTTGCTGAAAGTGGTTTTGCTTCATTTAATAATTTTGGAAATATAAATGTATCAAATGTAAAAAAAGATTTTGATATGGAAAATTTTAATTCTTGGAAAAATGAAAAGAAAGATGATAAACAATTGACAAATGATGATTTTAATAATTTATTAAAAGAAAGAGAATTGGAAACATTAAAAATTAATAGTGAAGTTAAAGATAATTTTAAAGATTATAAAAAGACAAAAGAAATTAAAAATTTTATGAAAATTGAGAATGAAATTAATATTGATGATTTAAATATTGTTGATGATGTTTTAGATAATTAAATTAGTTTTTAAGTTGATAAATAATAACTACAATTAAAATTAGACATACTAAAGCTGAGCATATATAAGATATAATTTTAGAATTACCACCACCAAATATACCTGGTGCAGATTTTGCAATTATTGATAAAGGATTTATTGTGGTAAATGCTGTTAGTCCTCCTTTACCAATTTTACCTCCAGTTTTAATTGCTCCTTGACCAACTTTACTAGCTCCTTTAGCAATTTTACCTAATTTTTTCATTTTAAATTTATAAAAATGTTCCATATCATTAATATTTGAATAAATCATTTATATATTTATATTATAAAAAATTTTTTATTGAGTGATTATATCCTTGATTATATAATTCTAATTTTTTTTCATTATTAATATTTATATCATTAATATTATCAACTAATAATTCAATAGTTATTTTTTTATATTTTTTTTTATTATTATTAATAGATTTTAATAAACATTTCATTAATTGATATAAATAATCTTGATGCGAATTAAATTGTTCTATAATAATATCTTCACTTTTTAATTTAATTCCAATTATATTATTTAAATTGTTATCAAAATAATTAATAGGATAATTATTAAGTGTTCCACCATCAATCCATATTTTATTATTATAATTAACTGGTTTAAATACAAGAGGAATTGATATAGATATTTCAATTGCTTTAATTACTTCCATATTGGGATTATTTTCTTTATCAAAAAAATGTAATGAATTATCATTTAAACATACACCAGTTATTGCTATGGATTTATTAAATTTTTCAAATAATTCTTTAAAAGTAATTTTTAAAGATATTTTTTTATTTTTTGTCATTTTTTTAATTGTAAATAAAATGGGTTTTGTTGAATATAAACCAATATGTGGATTATCAATTATATCATCAAAAGAATATAATAATAAACTTTCAAAATCTATTTCCATAAGAATAAAAAATATTTCATTTGGTTTATATCCAATTAATAATAAAAAGCATATAATTGACCCTACTGAAGTTCCACAATATTTATTAATATTATCTAAAAGATTATTTTCATATAATTTATGTAAATATCCTAATATGGATAATCCTTTTACTCCACCACCAGAAATAACCAATTTATTTTTAATATTTTTTTCACTCATTAAATAATAAAATAAAATATTTTTTATATTAATTTAGTATAATGAGTTATTTAGATGATAATTTTGATAATGAAGATTTAAACCCAAAAGAATTAATGAAACAAATAAAAACAGAAATTAATACAGATAAATCCAAATTAAATGAATTTAGAAATTCCATATATTTCGATTGTATGAAAAAAATTAAAAATGCTTTAAATATAGGAGAAACAGATATTTTTTATAAAGTGCCATCTGAAAATAATGTATATAAACATTATAACTCTAACGAATGTTTATATTATATACAAAAAAAATTAAGAAAAAATAATTTTCAAACTTTTATTGATCTAAAAGAAAATATGATTTTTATAACTTGGAAATACCTAAAAGAAAATTAATTCTTTATTTTTAATACTATATCTATTACAAGTAATATAATTACCACAAATAAACAAACATATAAAATTGTATTATCGGTATATCCCTTTGTCTGATTATTATTAATTTTTGTATTATTTTCAGCTAATAATGATAAAATTTTATTAATATTATCATTCAACTTTTTTCTTTCATCAATATTCTCTAAATATTTAGACATTGTTGTTTCCAACATCAAATTTTGATATTTTAAATTTTTTTCATCTTGTATCATTTTTTTATATTCATCATTTTTATTTGTAATTATTTTTTTTTCAGGAATAGAATAATTCTCAATAACCTTTTCAGGCTTTATAACTTTTTCACTTTTTTTTAAAATACTATTTGATGAATTTAATGATGAATTATCGTTATTTTTAGTAATTTCATTCTGACAAGTAGAACAATGTTTAATATGTTTCATAGCATTTGTATATTTATTTTTTGATGCAATATACGGATTTAAATATATTAATACACAATCTTTATGAGTTAAACATTTTGGTTTTTTACTGTCTGTAAGATTTGTTCCTTCATTGTTTTTTAAAACATCATTTACAATTTCTGAAGTATTCTCAATTTCGGAAAAATTTTTATCATAAAAATTTTCTTCAGTATTATTATCAAAATTATAAAAATTCATTTATATAATGATATATATAATATTTTATTATAAAATATATATGGTTATAATTAAATAACAAATTAAATAACAAATTAAATAAATTGTGTTTATAAATTATTATAAGTTTATTTTAATAATTATATATTATCAATGAGTGATAATTCATCAAATTCTTCCAATGATGATAATAATAATACTGATTATAAAACAGATTATATGGCAGATGTAATTGCCAATTCAGAAAAATTAAAACCTGAAGAAATTAGAATTAAATTTGACAAAAATAAAGCACCTGATGTAATACATCAAATACATGATAGTGTTGTGGAAACAGATGATGATTATTTTGATGAAAAAAGCAATAATAATAATTTTATCAATAACAATACTTTTAAAGAAAAACCAACCAATCAAACGAATAATCATTCAAGAAATAATTACAGTAAAGGTAGAAGTAAAATAAGTGAATATGAAGATGAATTTGAAAAATCAGATAGATATAAAAGTGATGAATTTTGTGATGATGATGAATATGATGATTATAATTCATTATCTGAATATAAAAAAAAACAAAGAAAATTAGTTTTATTGGGAGAGTTAGGAGATTTGGCTAAAAATCGTGGAATTAAATTAACAAAATCATATTCAATTAATTCTGATTATTATGAAATGAAACACGAATTGGAATTCCATAGAAAAATTATAAATAAAACAAGTGCTGTTTCTTGGATGTCTGGGTTACTCTTAACAAGTGTTGAAGGTATAGAATTATTATCAGATAATTATGGAGCTAATTATGGTGTAAATATTCACGGATGGAGTAGAAGAATGGATAGTCAGAGAAAAGATATTTATGAAATTTTAGGAGATTTATATATTAAATATAATAAACAAGGTTCGTCTTATTCACCAGAAATTAGATTAGTATTTATTTTATTATCTTCATTGTTAGGAACACAATTAGGTAATATGAATAAAGAATCTGATATTAAAAAAACAAAAACTGGCGTTAATACAAAGAGTGATATTGAAATAATGAGAGAAAAAGCAAAACAAGAATCAGTTTATGGCAATACTGTTATGCAAGATACAATTAATAAAGAACATGATAATGCTTTTAATGAAATGCAAAATTTTAGAGATTTAAAAGATATTCACAATCAAAATGACAAATTAAATGAAATGGAAAATATTCAAAAAAGATATATGGAAAATAATATACATTCTGAAAATACTGAAAATAATAGAACTGTTAATATTAAAAATCAACTTAAAAATTTAAGAAGCGATATTAATAATTCATTAGATTTAGAACTTGAAAATGATAAAAGTGATACAAGCTCATCATCTAAAAACAAATCCTCTAAAAATAAATCAATGTATTCTAAAAAGAGTTTTAAAAAGGGCAAAGGTATTGTAATTAAAAGCAAATAAAAATTGAAATAAAAATAAGTAAATAAAATAAATTAAAGATGGATGA